GTTATCATGGAGTACGACTCATCTTCATGGTCTATGTCGTGGTCGCCGCCCCATATTAGTTCTGTTTTGCAGTGCCAACAGTTCATGGTGACACCTCCTTGATTAGTCTTTCAAGGTACCAGTGGGCTTTCTTGAGGTCTTCGACTCCGTTTTTGTATTCGTATCTCCATATGTACTTGATAATGTTTCCTTGGAGATAGGACTTGTAGCCTGTACCTGTCGCCGCCTTGATTGCTTCAATGCACTCGATACCTGCCTGATTGTAGTGGGGTGGTTTGTTGACCATATCGGCATTGGCATCTCCGTTGCGTTCGTTCAGTAATTTAAATTGCTGCTTCATGTACTCTTCGTGACGTATCTGGTCCATCATCTTTCATCCCCGTCTCCGCTAATCTTACCACGTCTGGCGCGGTCTTGTAGCTTGTTGATGTTGTACTGAGCGACGTGCTGTAGGTCAAAGCCCAAGTCACGAGACAGTGCCGCACAATACCATAGCACGTCACCAATCTCTGCGGCAAGCTCCATCTTCTTCTGCTCGAACTGCTCCACATCGTAACCATCACGGATAAACTTCTTTACCTTGTTGGCAATCTCGCCAGCTTCACCAGCAAGGCCCAACGCTGGGTATACCATCTGATGTCTGTCAGGATAGATAGCAGTCTTCACTGCTTCCTTTTGATAATAGTTGATGCTCCACTGGTCCTTCATTGTGTCTCTCCAAAATCTACTTTTACTATGTTATCTTCACGAGCAAGAACCTTGTCGGTGATGCTCTTGGATTCCTCGTCGTCGTCAAACTCGACAGTCAGGGATTGAGCCATAGATATGAAACTAAGTCGAGCCATACCAGCATCCCACACAGTTTCGAAATCATTCTCAAGCAATTCAATCATACCATTCAAGACTACCATACCTGCAGGTATCTCATCAAGGTCTACTGTGTCGTCGCTTGTTGTGTCGTACGCTGTCATACCAAAGCTATCATTGTCAGAGTTGCTGAGTATAAGGTAATACTTTTCTTTCAGGAGACTTGCCTTCTCCATCTGTACTTCGATGTCTTCCATGTCAGTCATTTTTCAGCCACTCCACTGGTATGTTTTTCTCTGCCCATTCAAATCCGTGCTTGTCAGCCCACATGGAATAGGTAGTCTTGCTTCCCTTGTAGATTTTGTTGCTTGCGTTCATGAACACGAACCGTATGTCTAGTTCGGGGTACTGTGCTTTAATGAGAATCATCTTGGTACGGTCGCCTCTGTCGAGGTGGCCCTTGGCCTCAACGTAGATGCCTGTCTCAACCAAGTAAAAGTCTGGGGTATACGTTCGCGGCTTAGGTACGTATGCTAATCTTTTTGTTTCGTATTCAAATGTCACGCCTCGCTCTGCAAGGGACTTGGCTATGTTTATCTCGAACATAGAACGGTACTTGGTACCCCTCATAAGTCTTGCAGGGGAAACCCTGCCTTTATTATTTGTAGCCTCTTTACGAGATACTGTTCTACTTTTGGTGTATGCTTTTCTAGGTAGTTTAGTTCGTCGTTTATTACTAACGTCGGCAGACATACGGTTGCACCCATCCTCAATACTTGCATAATTTTTTGTGACTCATTCTCTATGACGTGTATGTCTCTAGTGTCCGTGTCACCCAGAAGATAACCTGTAGGGTCATAGTTGTTACGAAGAGTAAGAGGCAGGGATGTCTGAAGTCCACGGGTCTGTACCGTGGCAGGGTCCCCGCCCCTTTTCTCGTGCGTTTCAACATACACACAATACAAGTGCGGATTAAGTTGCATCAGTTTTAGTGGGTATGTTTCTACGTACAATACAGGCATTACAGTTCACGCTTCTCTATTTTTGTGTACCACGCCTTTGGTGGGAACTTTGCTTTAGACGTAACCTTGTCGTGATACTCCGCCTTCTTCCAACACTTATCCTTAAAGGAGCAGAAGGTACACGTCTTTGGCATCAGTTTGTTGCCTGTGTAAATCTTCTCTCCCTTGACCGTGTAGGCTTCATCAACAGGTTCGAAGGGTATCTTAAACTTCTCGTCGTTGGTTATGCTCTCCACACGCCTGTGAGCGTCAGCAATGTAGGTGTCACGGTCTTCTGTTTGGTCTGCAGGTGCTTCAACGAAGTCCCACTCACCAGACGACTTGTTAATGGCAATCCACCCACCGAACGGCATACCCTGCGATTCACTGTACAGGTAGCCCTGCATCATGTAACCGAAGGGGTCATCTTCTTTGATGACATCGTAACCACCACGTCCTGAGAACTTGTTTTCATAAGACCAAGGGCTAGTGGACTTAACATCCCACACCTTATCCTCGCCGTCATTCATAACAAGGTCGAGTGTGCCTTTGATTTTCTGACCTGCAAGTTCCAGTTCGCAGGAGCGTTGGGTATCTACCACGTTGACCCCAGCAGACTTCATGATGAAGACGGCGGCTGCTTCCACAAGGTCACCCAACAAGAAACGCATAACATCGTTGTATGCTAACTCCTGTTTGTGTCCTTGCTTCTCTAGCTTCTGCTGGCACAAGGGTCTTCCCACACCTGACATACGAATCCGATAGTCACCACGATTGGACAACTGCTTACGCAACGAATCCTCGCAGTCCTTACCGAACTGTTTAATCAAGTCGTCGAGACGGGAAGAATCAACTTCCCCCCGCCCAACTTTCTTGAGAAAATCTTGTACTTCTACAAGAGCAATCATTATCCGAACCGCTTAGACAGGTCTGCGTCTTCGTCAGTTAGGTTTTGCTTTGAAGCATCCTTGTACTCGCCAAGGATTTTGTTGTTGGATGCGGCAACAGTGTCCATGAACTTCTGCATCATCTCTTTGCGTTCAGCAGTGAACGACACTTCCTTTACCAACTCAGGCTGTGGAATCCAGTAGGTTACCCCACCGTTTGCCATGCGCTTTGTTGACAGCTTGATGTAAGAAGTAGGTAGCGGAATCTTGTTACCTAGCTTCTGCTGAAGGAAGTCATTGATGGGCCGGAACCCTGACCGCTTGAAGTAACCCACGAATGGAAAGTTCGTGAGTACCGCATCTGAACCGTCTGCGTACTTCCCGTTAGGGATGTCAACAGAGCCGTACAAGATTACGTTACAAGACACTGACTTCGACAACAACAGCCGTGGGTCATCCTGTGCAAGGGTTTCTTCCTCTTTCTTGGAGAGTCTGCCGCACTTCATGCCGCCTGAGTTATCAGGGAAAGCATCCTGAATCTTCTTGCGCTGAACAGAGCGACAAGTAAAGGCACCCTCTTCTTGGTCGTAGATAGACCACTCGTATGTTCTCAGCATTGGATTGATGAATACCTCATCGGCATACACCATGCTTGAGCCGTCGTAGATTTTCCAAGTGCCACGCTTCAGAGTTTCACCATCGTCTGTGTCTGCATCGTAGTTGATGCGGAGACTAGATAGTGATGGGGCTTTGGACTGTGTTGTGTCGTCCTGACCCAGCATCGCTATCAACGATGCGGTATCGTCTGCAATAGCCATTGAAAATTCGTTGCTTACTGTTTCTAGTTCTGTTCCCATGTTTATCTCCATTGGGTTAATGTTGAACGTAAAAGGATTATACCTCAAAGACTGCCTCTAAGTCAAGCCAGTTTTTTCCCATTTTTAATTCTATACCAACAGGCATAGTATATTCAATGGCATAGCGTCTTTTTGTTTCCTCTGGAAGACATAGCATGGCCTTCGCCATTACCTGAATACAGGCTTCTTCTTCTCCGGGAAACACGTCTATGACAATAGAATCATGTACTGTGTTGCAGATTACAGACTTCATACCCTGCATATCCTTGTACAGTTTGACCAGTGCCATTGGCAACAGGTCGGCAGTAGCAAAGCCTTGCACAGGGTAATTACAGATTGCTGTACGGTTTGTGGCTGTACCCCACTCAGTCCACTTGGCATCAGGAAAAGCGTACTGCCTACCGGACGGCAGGGTAATCTCTTTCTTTGTTACTGCATCTTTTTGCAACACCTTGTGCCACTCAGTAACGCCACTGTACTTTTCTTTGAAGGCACGATAGTAACGTTGCTGGTCCTCTGTACCACTAACACCCCCATACAGCGGTTTAAAGGTGTGTGCTTTAGCTTCTTGTCTTGTACAGCCAATCACACTGGCGGTGTAGCTATGCACGTCTGTGCCCTGTTCTACGTCCAGCATTACGGCATCGTCGGTTGCAAGGAACCCTGCCACCCTAAATTCTAGCTGGGCGTAGTCACCCTCAAGGATGCTACCGCCCTCGAACCTGCTTTCTACAGCACGACGAATAGCAAAGGTAGAACCACGCGGCATGTTCTGGAAGTTAGGGTTGCGGCTAGATAGTCTGCCCGTTGCCGTAACACACTGCATGAACTCGGTGTGGATGAAGTCATTCTCATCCATGTTGTTCTCCATCCCCTCAACAAAGGAACGCAGATATGTTCGCAGGGCAGAGTATCGTATGTACGACTTGGCAAACTCACGGGCATCACCTCGTAACGACAAAGACATGTCCTCTAGGGTTTCTTTGTCTGTCTTGAACCCGCCGGATGCAACGTCAAATGCGTCACGCGGTATCATCTTGAAGCCTGCGACTTCGCCTGTCTTCTCATAAGCAACACCCCTGCCTTCACAGGGTTTGCAAATACGTACAGCCTTGCCGACTGTGCCGTCTTTACGCAAGGGGTTGAACCTGCCCTTACCACTGCAAGCACTACATTGGGAGCCTACTGTAGTGCTTGCAGTGAGATCGGAAGAGCACACGTCTGAACTCCAGTCACCGATGTATCTCGTATGCCGTCTTCTGCTTGAAAAAAAAAA